GCACAGGCTTCGGCAGGTTTAAAATTATTAGTCCCCTTGGGTAGTGTGGAGGATGTTAATCAGCTAGAAAAAGACTGGGCAAACCCAAATGCGGTGATTGAAGTAGACTCTTCTCAAGGCGAGCCGCACTACCCAGCCCCTCAACCTTTAGCTGGTGAGTTCTATAGACTGATACAGCAGTCAGAGTTTTATATAGATTTTATATTTGGTCTTCCTGAGATGATGCATGGCTTTGCAGAAAAAGCTCCAGAAACTATGAGAGCAACAGAAAGAATGATTGCTTTGGGTAGCGAAAGACCGAAGTCTAAACTTAGAGACATAGAGTTTAGCATTAATAAGTTAGGTAAGGTTCTGTATAACTTGTCTAAAGGTCACTATACCTACAAAAAGATTTTCCGTCTAGCACAGCCAAATAACAATATAACTGAAGTTATGGCAAATTTCTATACAGATGTTTCTCAAGCTGTGTTAGATTTAAAGAAAGAAAGACACATGTTAGATCAACATGATGTAAGAATTGAGCCCGGATCAACTATGCCTTCTAGTAAATATGCAGAACTTGCTGTATACCTAGAAGCTTTCCAGATGGGAATTGTTGATCGTTACGAGGTGTTAAAGAAGAATCCTGAATTGTTTGATAAGGAAGGTATTATGCGTAGAACAGAAGAGAAGCAGTTGTTACAGCAACAGGTTCAGGCGATGCAGGATCAAATAAAGAATTTGCAGGGTGACTTGCAAACTGCCCAAAGAGAGTCTGTCAGTGATAGAAAGAGAGTTGAAGTTGAGAAGTTTAAATCTAGACTGTCTGAAATCAATTCTGAATCTAAAGCAGACAGAAGGGTACAACGTGGAAAACTAGAAAATGAGGTGAAGCTTGAGGTTGAGAAATTGGCTAACAATCTGAAAGATGTTCAGAGAAAAGTCAGTTCTGCTCCAGAAGCCTAAAGACATCTAAGGAGAAACTATGTCAACACTAGAACAACAGGAAGTGAATGTCCCTAGCGAACAGCCCGGTGCTAATAGTGCTTTTGAAGAGGATATTATCAGTCAGCAGGCAGGCCCAGAGCTTGTAGCTGAAAATCAAGAACCTACACAAGAACAGTCTACTTCTATAGATTATGAAGCAGAAGCTAAAAAGTTTCAATCTATGTATGATCGTGCTCAGGCCGAAAATGCTAAATTGCAACAAGGTGCTCAAATCCTTCAATTACTGGAGCAGAGACCAGACTTGGTAAAAACTCTTGAAGATGGTATTGCCGGAAAACAAACACAACAGCAACCAGAGCAAACAGTCGGTAAGGACGATTTCAATCCTTGGGATGCTTTTACAGATGAAAACTCTGAATCTGGACGATATGTAAATAACAAAATAGAAAATATGGTTCAGCAGAGATTACAGTCTGCGTTATCCCAACAACAGCAACAGATACAGTCTGAAATGCAAATGCAAAACACTGTGAATGAATTAAGGGGAACATATAAGATGTCAGACAATGACATAAATGATTTCTTACAATTCACAACACAGCCAAAAGAGAGAGTAGGTTTGAACAATCTAGTTAAACTTTGGCAGATGCAAAACGGTCAGTCTGTTGCAAACAATGATACAATGGAAGCGGTAACTGCGGCAAAGCAGGCTCCTCGCACAGCAGGAGTGCTTCAAGGACAGCCACAGGCATCTCAACGCAATGATGCTGACAAGATGTTTGATTCGATCATATCGACTGGAGGTTCTGGAAGATTACCGTGATTAATAATAACCACATAACACAAAGGTAATAAAATGGCAATATCATACAATTCTGGAGTATTAAAATCCAGTGATATAACAGCTACTACCTCTGATGCAAGTGTAGGTCAAAGACCGGATAGAAGACGGATATTTAACTTCGGTGACAGAGTTGCCGAGTTAGTTCCAGAAGAATCACCATTCTTCGTATATCTTAATCAGGTTTCTAAATCACCTACCGATGACCCAGTGTTCCGTTATTTGGAAAACCGCAATCGCATTAGCTATACAGATAGATCATTTCTTCTTGCGGCTGATGTAAATAGTGGCTCTGCTGTATCCGCAGGATCGTCTTATTCGTTCACTGTTGATACTGCTGGTGGAGCGGCTGTAGAATACCTTGTTAAAGGCATGGTATTCGTGGTCAATACTGTTGGTAACGCCACTCCTGATAGTGACGATACTAATGGATATGCTCAGGCTGTAGTTAGAGTAGAAAGTGGATTATCTCACGGAAGTGATTCTTCTACATTTACAGGAAAAATCATTGATGTCTCAAACAGTGGCGTTACTGGATATAATGTACTAGAAGAAAACGACCCTGCACAGATAATCGGCTCTTCATTTGAAGAAGGTTCTGGTTCACCCGATGTATTCTCTTCTGAGTTAGAAGATGATTTTGGGTACACCCAGATTTTTAAAACAGCGGCAGAGATGACAAACACTGCTTATGCAACTCGCTATCGTGGGTATGCTGAAGAGTGGAATCGTATCTGGGCTACAAAACTACGTGAGCACAAGATTGACATAGAAAGAGCTATGCTCTTCGGTCAAAGAGCTCGTGTAGGCGGTGTTCAGTACACAGAAGGTTTGGTAGGACACATTGTTAAGAATGTAAATCCTAGTGCGGCAAATGCGGCACTCTCCTATTCTTCTGGTAGTGCTTATTATCGTACGATAGCACAGTCTGAGATGACTTATGACAGGTTGCTTAGCGATCTTGAAGTTATCTTTGATCCAGCTAGAGGTGGAATGTCAGAGAAACTGGTTCTATGTAGTTTACCTGTAATTACATTCTTTAATAAGCTCGGAGATGGTGCTTTCTTAGATGCATCTATCGGTCATTCAAATGGCCCTTACAGGATTAATTTTGATTCTAGAGAGGGTTCATTTGGTCATTCAATTATGGTCATTGATACAATACACGGAACATTGAATCTTGTAAAAGAGCCATTGTTTAGAGGTATTGCATCTGGTTTTATGCTTATGGCTGATATGACTCAGTTGGCATATCGTCCGTTAATTGGTAACGGTATCAATCGTGATACTCAAGTTATGACTAACGTACAAGGTGCTGATGAGGATTTAAGGAAAGATATGATCTTGACCGAAGCCGGTCTTGAGGTAACTCTTCCTGAGTCACATGCATTGTTTAACTTAGAAGGAGTGTAAGATGAGAGGTGATTTTCTAAACTCAAGTAGTGGCTCAACTTTTAGCCATAAAAGAAAGGTAGAAAAGCTAACATCTGCATATCAACTTCTAGAAAAAGACAGTGGTAAGATATTTATGCTTAACTCCGCTAGTGAGTTTGCTACTACCTTACCTGCTGTTGCAGATGCAGGTTCTGGTTGGTACTGTAAAATAGTTGTAGATGCCGCACCTTCAGGTGCTTCTTATACGGTTGTAGAGAAAGCGGCATCTGATACTGATGTTATCGTAGTAAACGGTATCAATGAGTTAGAAGTTGATACAAGTGACGATGGTGTATATAGTGCTGGTTGCACAACTATAACATTTGCCGATGGCGTAGCCCTTCAAGGTGATTTTATAGACATCTGGTGCGATGGATCAAAGTACTATGTTTCAGGTCAAACTAAAGCAGACGGTGGTATCAGCGTAGCTTAATCCAAATCAATAAGGATAACAGTTTTAGGTACTGTAGGGGTTGTCAATAAAAGACAGCCCCTGAAACCTAAAAAGGAGAAAATATGAAAAAATGCATACATTGTAACGAAGACAATAAAGAAGGTTGGTTTTACTGTAAGTCTTGCGGTAAGAAAGCTTCTGAAAGTAAATTTACTACGAACCTATGGATGACATCTGATCTAGGAAAGAGAACGGATGTAGAGCTGTCAACTCAATCTATGGGTGATAACATACAGAAAATGAGAAAGAATTTAGGTTATGCCAGCTAAAAAGAAAGGAAGTAAAAAAGATTCAAGGCTTGCAAGAGCAGGCGTTAGCGGGTATAACAAACCAAAGAGAACTCCAAGTCACCCTACAAAATCACATATTGTGGTTGCGAAAGAGGGTAGCAAGATAAAGACTATACGGTTTGGACAGCAGGGTAAAAGAGTTGGAACTTTGTCTGGAACAGCAGGTAAGCCTAAAAAAGGTGAGTCTGCTAGAATGAAAGCAAAGCGTAAATCATTTAAAGCACGTCATGCTAAGAACATTGCAAAAGGTAAAATGTCTGCGGCATGGTGGGCTAACAAAGTAAAATGGTAGGGTATTATGAAAAAGAAAGTAAAAGCACCTGCTGGATATCACTGGATGAAATCAGGCAGAGGTTTGAAATTAATGAAACATTCTGGTAAGTTTAAAGCACATAGAGGTGCTAGTCTCACTGCGGACTTTACAGTTCAAATGAGGCACTCTAAACCAAAAAAGAAAAAGTAATGGCTAAGATAGTTAGTTGGAATTGGGGTGGTAAAAAACATTACGGAACATTGATAAGAGAAACAAAAACTCATAAGTTTGCTAGAACAAAAAACGGTAAAGTAAAAAAGATTAAGAAGTAGTGGCTAGGAAATTTAAAAAAGTACCAAAGACAAAACGAGGCGTACCAAAAAAATATGTTAAAGGTTCTAAGAATCAAAAGAAAACACAGGATGAGATATTAAGAACACGCAAGATGTACAGAGAGGGTGCATTGACACCTGCAATGATGGATATGATATCGAAACAAAGGAGTAAGAGTGGCAAGAAAACCAGCAAAAAGAAAACCAGCAAGAAAAAAAAGCGGAGGAAGTAAAGCCGCAGTTCTTGCTAAGTATTCCAAAAGCTCTGGAATATCGAAAGGAACTTTGTCTAAAGTGTACTCAAGGGGTTTGGGTGCATACTACTCCAGTGGTTCTAGACCCGGAGTCAGTGCTCATCAATGGGCCGCTGGCAGGGTAAGAAGTTTTGCTACGGGTAAAGGTGGAGCTAGAAAAGCAGATGCAGATTTAATACGTGGTGGTAAAAAGAAAACAGCTAAAAAGAAAACAACGACTAGAAGAAAGAAGAAATAATACATGGCAACATTTGAAGCACAGGTAGAAGGGTTAACAAGTTTAAGTATAGATGGTAGCAGTGCACCAACTCAAACTGAACTAACTCAGTTTTTAACAGATGGTGCGGCTGAGGTTATTAATGCTATGCCAGCACCCTTAAAGTTTTTATGTGCAACAGAAGATACATTTACAAGTACGGCTGTAGGCAGTGAAGCAGAGACCTTAGAGTCTTCTTCTGTGTTATCCGTAACAAGAAGTGACGGAACTATAGATCAGCCTTGTCGTGAGATACCTGCTGTGTTAAGGGGTAAAGCATCTGATAGTGATGATATGATAGCGGCTACAGCTACAGACCCAGTGTATTACATTTATAATGGTAAGATAAATGCTTTACCAGCATCAGGAAGCTGTAAATACCTAGAGGTTAACAATCCTACTGTGGATTATAGTGATTCTTCTATAAGTAACTTTCCAGATGAATATGAATATTTAGTGCCATTATATGCTTCTTTAAAGTCTATACAAAATAAAATGGGAAGCAAAAGCGATGAGCTACCTTCAGACGTGTCGCTTCCATCTATTCCTGTGGCTCCATCTGCTCCTAATATAGAAGATTTAAGTATAGTAGCGGTAGCCCCTGCACTTCCTTCTAATCCAAGTTTTACATCTATTTCTATTGGTGATATAACTGTTGATACAACTACTCTTTCAAACGTTGGGATTGCACCTACTTATAACAAGCCAAGCTTAACAGCTAGGGTTTCTTTTAAATCTTTTTTTGCAGATGTTAGTAGCTCAAATCCTTTTGGAGATAGCGACCCAAGCGTTTTAACAATTTCTGTTTCCCCTCCTGTTGTTCCTGCATCCCCTAGTTATACAACTCCAGATATAGACAGTGAAACTGTAGGTACTATGCCAACAATAGATTCTGTTTCCATTTCTAATATTGGGGTTCCTCCTACATATACAGCACCTACCGTTGGTGGAGCATCAGAAGAGTTAACTGGTACTATAACAACTGGCAACTCGCAAACAGATGTTAGTGATTGGTTTGAAGTGGTTGGTGATTTTATTCAAACGGACGAAGATACAGAGCTGGCTAATGTTCAGCTTCAAAAAATATCTACTTATTTAAATGCATATCAACAAGCTTTGAATAACAATTTAAATTCATTTAACAAAGAAAACGTAGCGTACCAAGCTAAACTTCAGGAAGCAATACAGCAAGCCCAGATAAATTCTCAGAAGGTAATACAGCAAGCTCAAATTGATAAAGACAAGGTTTCTCAACAAGCTCAAATAAATGCACAGGAAAAACAACAAGAAGCCTCTTTAAAACTGCAAAAAGAAAATCAAGAGTACCAAGCTAAACTGGCTAAGTTTTCAGATGAGCTTCAGTCTTATCAGGCTCAGGTAAATAAAGAAGTTCAGGAGTATGGTCAAAAACTTTCTAGGTATCAATTTGAAGTGAATACCGCTTTTCAATCTTGGTCTAAAACTGAATCGGATAATTTATCTCAGTATAGTGCGGATATTCAAAATGAGCTTAATGAATTTAACAAAGAAAATGTAGCTTATCAGGCTAAGTTGCAAGAAGCTACTCAGCAATCACAGTTATCTGCACAGGTAAGGCAACAGCAGGCCCAGCTAAACTCTCAAGATGCTCAAAAAGAAACAGAGCTAACTTTATCAAAAGAAGTACAGGAGTATCAAGCGAGCATATCAAAATACAATGCAGAGCTTCAAGCCTACCAAGCCAATGTAAGTAGGGAAGTACAGCAATATAGCAATAACTTAAATGCTGACATACAGGACTATCAGCAAAAACTTGCAAAGTATTCAGGAGAAATTCAGTCGTATCAAGCTGAAGTAAATTCTAAAATAAGTAATTACAATGCAAAAATTCAAAAGCAAAGCACAGATTTTCAGTTTTTAAACAGTAGATATGCACAGCTATCTGCTAATTACGAACTTGGGCTACAAACACTAAGGAATATTTAAAATGGCAAATCAAATAAGAATAAACACATCGGTAGACGTTGTTCAAGACAATGACGTTACAGTTGAAGGAATATCATATTCACATAAAGTATTAGACGGTAATGCAGACTCTAGAACTTGGGGTGGTAGTTATAATATTGCCACTGCATATACAGATGCAGATGTTTGTTATTGGAAAAATGTAGTTGTATCCGCTACAAGTGCAGACGGTTTAAATGATAGTGGATGGACAGAGGCTGGTGGGCCTACCGATGGAACAATACCTGCAACGGCTCATGTGGTTTGTGTTGAGTATGTAAGCACGTTAGGAACTGTTGCTAGCGTTTCTGTTACTATAAACTCTGAGGTTCATGCTGTTTTAACCAAAGGAGAGTCTGTTGTTATTCCTTTGGCGGCTGGAGAAGACCCTGCAAATGTAAAAGTTCATGCATCTGCTTATAGTAATGGGACAAACGAAGCAACTATTAATGCAATGTTAGCTGGTGTATAATGGCTAAAACGTTAGTAACACTACCAACATCCCCATCATTTACTACGGTGTCTTTGAATACTTCACCCTCTGCTACGAAGGTTTCATTGCCAAGCGTTATAACATGGTTGCTACCGGGAACTTGGAACGGATTAGACAACAAGAATTGGGAAAGTGCTACTAGCAACTGGGAGACAACTGGAATATTAGGAGGAGATTCAACCTAATGGCTGTAAATAGATTAACAGTAAAAAAAATTATTAGTAGGGTACGACAGGTTTTTCCTGATGCACCTGAAACATACATAATAAATTTAATTAATGAAGCATTGGTAGAGCTTGGTAATTATTCTACGAAGGTAGAGTACGCAAAGGCTACAACGGTTGCAGATCAACAG